GAATTAACAGTATCAGATTCAAAAGTTGCTACTATAACCTTTCCCGATAAAACAGAAGGGCTGTCCACTGTCCATGTTGATAAATATATCTGCTCATTTCCTTCATTAGTTACATCTGAATTGTGTGCTAATAATATCCCGTTTGTAAGACAAGAAGTTGAACCACTATTAAAATCAAAGCCCATCAAATGCATACGAGTTGTATCAGCTCCTCCACTATTATTTGCATCAGCTCCCTCTAATGAATACACTGCATCAATATAAATACTATCAGGAATATACCAAATTACTGGAACTATATCATCAGCTGCACGGTCACCAAAATCTCCCGTATCTAACGATGTTGCTGGGTCAGTTCCAGTTCCTAAATGTGGAGTATTGCCAGATTGTGAATAATTAGAATGTTCAAAAATTAACATTTCATGATTTCCTGCAGCAAAACCATAAGACTCAGCTGAATTTATAAAAAAATTAGCATACATAGTTGTTCCACCAATTGTTAGTGTATTACCTGCTGTTGTCCATGCTGTTGTATCGTAACCCATAATTCTCCTATAATCTTGGTACTGCTAAAGACCTTACACCACTTTTCCTTGACGGATATTGTTTCATTATTTTTTCATACATAGTTCTATAATATTGAGATTGCTGTAAGTCTCCAGCATCTTCAAACATTCTTGATTTAAGATAACATACAACACATAAATGTAATCCTGTATCTAATCCAATAGTTGTTTTTAAATTATCTGTTTGTGCATCAACATAATCAAATCTTGAATTTGTTGTAATTCTTAAACCACTTGATACATCATCATCCTGAAATGTATCATACCATTCTTTTGTTCTTTCCCCAGGTGTTGAAGTATTATCTCTTGCAACAATAGCAAGTCTATTATCATCGTTATACCATGCAAAATTATTATTTGGATAAGTTCTATTTGCCATAATTTCCTTATTTTAAAGTATCATCTCCTGAATCAGTATCTTCCCTTAATAATTTATGAGGGTCTGTAAGTTTTGGTATCATTATATATCTATCATTAGTATCTAATATTTCTACTTTCTTTATATCAATAACTTTATCTGCTAATTCATACCATCTTTTATATTGCTCTAAAGTTGTTGTTGATGAAACAGTATAATTACCTTTACTTGTTGAAATATCATCTAAAGCATCATTAATCAATTGAAACATATATTGTTCTGATTGTCTTCCAAATAATTTCTCTATTTGTTCTATAACATTCTTAACTGTCATTATTGTCTACCTTGTTGTTGAGCAGGTTGTGGCATTCCTTGAGATATTAACATTTGAATACCTTTATCATAATCTTGTTGTAATTTCACTTGTTGAGCTTGATACCATTGATACTTTTGATTTTCTCTTTCCATTCTAATCTTTGCTTCTCCTAGATACCCTTGAGCTGAAGCTAAATAAGTTTGAGCTGCAGCTGCATATGCTTGAGCAGATGCAAAATAACCATTCCAAACTTGAGCTTTTGCAGCTGTCCAAGCTCCTCTTGCTTGAATTTCTTTTGCAAATCCATCTGCTTCTGCTTTTAATGCTTGAACTGTTGAACCCCATTCTGCAAGATGTGTTTGAGCTCTTTGTATTTCTGTTTGAGCTGCTGCTAATGTTGCTTGAGCCATCTCAGTATCTTCATCAGCTAACCAATATTGTACACTCTCAGGTTCTGTGTCGCCACTCATAGAAGCTCCATCAACTAAATTTCTAGCTTTATCTAAAGCATCCTTAACTCTTGTCATTTCACTATTGTCAGTATCATAAGTACCTTCTTCTCCAAATAATCCTGGGTCGCTTCCATCAGCTCTAAATTTAGATAATGCAGTAGCAATTGCATCTGCTGCTGTTTTAATCTCAGATGAAGTTGTATCGGTATCTACGGCAGATTCGGCAATTTCAGTAACTCCTAAAACAATATTAGCTGTCATTTTGTTAGCATCCTCTATTTCATCTTCTGCATTTGCAACAGAAGCTTTAATAGCATCAAATGCTGTTGTGTCAATTGCCGTGACAGAGTTCATTCCACCCATTGCATTTTGTAATGTTTTTATTGCTGCATATAATGTAACTAAATATTCAGCTTCATTTGGAAAATTAGCAACTACGGAATCACTATAAGCAACTGATGGATATGCTACTCTATATACATTTGATGGTTGAGCATCCGTTGTAGTTGGTTTTATAAACAAAGTACTTGCTCCTGAAGAATTACTTGTTATCCAATAAGCGGGGTCAGTAGCACTCGCATAATATAAACTAGATGAATCGTTTGTTAAATCTCCATACATAGGATGTAATTGCCTACAAGGAATATAATAACCTCCAGAATTAGCAGAAAGGCGAGTTACTTGTAATATGTCCCCCCCAGCATCCATATCTAAAGTTGTTCCATTTGTAGCATTAACAATAGAAATTGAAGCACATTTTTCTTTTAAATCATAAGGAAGAATATTAATAATTTCTTTTGCACCATCAGTTAAAAACGTGGTTAACTCTGATTCAATTGGATTTGTACCACTACTAGATATACTAATATTAGTTAAACCTGTGACTTGTGCTTGAAATGTAGCCATTATCTACTATTCCTTTGTTTTATATCTTTTTCCATAGTTGTTTGATTGAACTCAACTTTTGTTTGTCCACTCCAAGTATTCCTCATATTTATGTAATCAGATATATTATTACTTCTTACTCCAAATACTTTACCACAGGAGCATTCTTTTGCTTGACCTTTTTTAATCTCAGTCTTTTCACCACATTGACAATATATGATTTTCACTATTCTCTTCCAGATGAAGGAATATAAGGTGTAGGCGTAGTTCCTATTTTTTTAGCTAAAGCTATTTCTTCTTTTGTTTTTCCCTTATGTCTTTTTTTCTTTTCCTGCTCTGCGCTTAAGGCTGGTTTTTCATAAGGTTTATATTTAGGTTGCTGAACTCCTGCTTTTTTCTTTTTAGTTTGTCCACCTTTTTTATATTCTTCAACTTTTCCACCTTTATCAAACCTTGCTAAAGGGTCAACCATTGGGTTTTGACCAATTCCTTGTGCTTGAGGGTTAACTCCTGGTCTTTGTCCAAATCCTGTCATTCCTGGAACTAATCCTCCAAGTTGATAACTTTCTCCTCTATTAATAGCATTTGAAACAGGAATACCTGTCTCTGCAGATTTTTTGTTTGCTTCCGCAACTCCTTTTGGAGTATATGCAAATTCTTTTTCTCCTACTTTTGGCATTACTTTCTCCTTTTTCTAGCGTCAATACTTAATGGTAATTTACCATGTTGATTAATATATTCCAAATAAGGCTCAGTTGACGCATTTACTGAACCCTTATTAATTATATACTCACCACCTTCAACATTAATATCAATACCGCCTTCTGAATGTGGTTTACCATTCATTAAACCACCATTTTTAGCATAATTTTTTCTCTCAGAACCTTTCAATCTACTCTTTTCATTTTTACCCTTGTTAGTACTTGATTCAACAAAACCTGCAATTTCTCCACCTTCTCCATGGGATGCATCTTTCCCATCACCATTTCCATAAGTGCCTTTATCACGATTGTATTTGTTTAATTTAGCACGATAATCAGATTTGTGTTTTTGGAACTTTTTATATTCGTCTTTATAGTCTCTATTAGACATTAATCTAGCCACCTCCACCAGCAATGTCGTCTTCTAAAACTACTAAAACAAAAACTTTATCGCCACTTAATTTGCAAGATGTTACTGAAAAAATTGTATCTATATCAGTAGAAGAACCTCCAGAATCTTGAGTAGTAAGATAGTCTTCAACTAACTTAGATATACCATCATTACCTCTTCCATCTGTCTGGGTATTAGTTAAAGCTGTTGCATCTGCTATAAATGATTTTGCTCTAATTACATTTGCCATAAATCCTCCTAAGCGGTGTTTTCAGCAGTAACTATTATAAAAACTCTATCACCTCTTAATGAACAACAACTAACCTGTACTTCTCTTGTTCCAGCACTCCCTGCTAATGTCCCAACTTCACTTGTTTGATTGCTAAGATAATCTTCAACTTGTTTTGCTAAAGAATCGACTCCTCTTCCATCAGTATCAGCATTAGTTAAAGCTGTTGCGTCTCCTATGAATGACTTTGATACAAACGCCATATTTTCTCCTTAATTATAAAATTTGAATTCTTTAGTAGATTCGGGAGTCGCCCTTTATACGACAACTCCCATAGTTCTACAAAACTATTAATCCTTATGAATTTGGATTATACTTGTGTAGCGTAAGCACTTGTACTTGGATACTTTTTAACAGTAATGTCTTTTAAAAAAAGTTCATCAGCTGCTGCTGTATCACTTAGAGTACCAATGTAAGGCACTACAACATCTCCATCATCAAAGGTAAAAGATGCTACTGATGCTGGTGGAGCTAATGTGCCCGCACCTGCTACAGCATTCACTACGAAGTTATATGTAACAACTCCGCCTGAAGAAATATGCATTTTTAACCTTAGATTTTGAGCATCAACTGGCACAGAAGCACCTAAATCAGTTGAAGTAGACGCACCACCAGTATTTAACTCAGTAGCTGTCTCAAGATTTGTATCACCCATTGCTCCAAAAGCTGCATAATCAGAATAAATACCATTACCTGATGCCGCAGTTTTTAAGATTGGAACATGACCATCATCGAAGTCCTGAACTTTTCTGAATCCAATACAAGCTAAGTCAAAATCAGTCCAATCAGCAGTGAAGAATGTTGCATCAATATATCCTGTATGAGTACCAATTGTGAAAGCATGGTTACCACCAAGAGGGCCTCCACCTAATACCATTTCAAGACCTACATCAGCTCCAGCTGTTTCACAATCCATTTGCAAGTCAAGACCTGCTGCTGTAGACGCTGTATCAGTTGCTGGCACACTTCCGTCAACTTGAGGGGTTTTGCCTGCTGCTGTAAATGCTCCGATTGATATTCCTGTTGCAGGATACCATTCACCATTAGGGCCAGGGAAAATCATACCAAACTTATCTTCCGTAGCCATAACACCATCTCCTGAATTACCAAGACTTGTAACTATTGGATAGGCACAATCAATGTAATTCCATTTAAAGACTGTATTTGATGGATATTCCTTATTGTAATTACTACTATTTACATTTAATCTGTCACTTCTCATTTGTCACCCTCCTTACAGGTCAGTAAACGAATACAAAGCATGTGTTTCAGGGATTGTAATTTCAAGACCTGCTTCTGTAAGAATCATGTCTTTTCTTAAATCCTCGTCTGCTTGTTGTACGTTTGTGATAATATGAGTATCACGATTAAGACCATTTCCGACCAAAGGTCTGTAAGCAACGTGGTCTAAATCAACTAACGCTAAATAACCACTTGCAATACCTCTGAACATAGGTTCAGAAATCATGGATAAGTCACCATGTACTGTGTTTACTTGCATAATTGAATGACCAAAAGCACCATCACGTTGTGAGGCATTAAAGTTATATCTATAATTATCACCAGACCCTAAAGCTGTTGATGTATCAGCGAAACCAGCTAATTTATTAAAATAGCTAATAACAGGTCTACTTGCTAATCCTAGTTTACTTTTATTGCCACCCCTTGCAGGGTCATATAATACTTCAAAATCACTTAATAAAGAATCATATGTTACACTTGCTGCTGCTTGTGAAAACATATAAGAAGCCCCAGAAGTATAAGAAGCACTACCACTTGCTACTGCAGTTGCATTTGCAAGTATATGTCCTACTATACCTTCTGAATATTGTAAGCTATCGCTTCTTGCTCTCATTGAGAAAAGCATAGCTCTTTCAATATCTACTTTATGTTCTCTTAGTTTTAAATTCCAGATTCTGTCCCACTCATTTGCATATCCTCTGTAATTTGTAGCAATTGCTGTATTTGTCATTTCTGCTGCTGTTTTAAATATTTGACAATATCCGAAGTCATCGTCTAATTGACTTGACCAAACATCAGGAGAACCTGAACCCTCAGCAAATGAAGTACCTATAACTTGACATTCATTACCATCTTCAATGTCATTATAGTTATCTGAATCGTTAGCTGAATTAGATAAAGAAATACATCTCACACTTAATGTAGTATCAGCAGAGTTTTGAGTAATTCCCTCAACTCTGAATATTACTTGTGATTGTGCTGTTCTATCTGTTTCAACCGCAAAAACCATGCCTTTAACAAGCCAATCAACTTTTGAAGGAGATGATGCATTATCATCAACTGTTATTGAATATGTTGAATCAGCTACAACGTCAGTTAAAGCTGTTCCATCAACAAAAAAGTTTCTGCTTGTCCAATCGATTTTTGAACGATTTTCTAAGAAACGGAAGACTGAGTCATCCGTTGGTACTTTTGCTACCTTATTAAGATATACAAAAAAGGGAGATTCTTCTGGAGATAACTCAGCGACTCTCTCGCCAAAGTTATGTATTCGTCTTAAGTCAGCCGATGCACCAACTGCTGCTGGTACACTGTTTCCAGTTTGGTCAACGTTATACGAATATAATGTTCCAGTTTGATTTGCCATTATGACATCTCCTTTTTGTTATATTCTAGTTTATGGTATTTTATTCCCAACCCTAGAAGCTGACAATACACCTTTCCACCTAGCATCGTCATCAGATTGTTTAACAGGCTGTTGTCCATTAAGGATTCCAGCTTGTTGAGGAACATTCTGATTTTGACGAATGTTATCTAATGGATTGGTTTTTTGTCCTTCTTCACCAGATTGAGATTGAGTCACAGAACTCCACATATTAATTGCACCATCAATACCATATTCGGCAGGATTCTTTTGAGCAAATTCATAAAATGATTGTATTTGTTCTTCATTTAATCCTCTTTTTTCAAGTTCTCCTGTAAGTTGATTCATACCAACTTGCTTTTGAACCTGTCCTACTACTGGTCCTACTTGACTTTGAACTGCGTTATTAATAGAGTCTTGTAACTCTTGGTGTCGAAATTGATACGACTTAGACGATGGGTCATTATAGGCTTCCCAAGGGTCAAACTCATCTTTATCTAAAGATATACGTTGTTCAGTTTGTGCTGGTTGGCCTTGAACCATTCCAGATATTGTTTGTACAATATCAGGTCTAGACTCCAACATTTGTCCAATCTGTTCATATTTCTTTAAAGTTTGATTTTCAGCATGTAGTTTATCTTTTTCTGATTGAAAATACTTAGCTTGAGATTCCCAACCATCTCCAGACTCTCCATTCTGTGTTGCTTCATCTTGCCCTACATTATCTTTGATTTCACCTTGATTTTCAAGATTTTCATTTCCTAATGCGTTATCCATTACTCTCCTTTTCTTTGCAATTTCTCGTTAGCTTTATTACGTAAACGTAATTTTTCTGTTTCGAGGTCGACTGCATTTTCAAGTTTACTAACTGCTAAATTAGTAGCAGACTTAGTTTGTGATTCCTGTGATTTAAGTTCAGCTTTGAATTTCTCAACTTCTGTACGTTTCCTAGCTGAGACTGACTCTCTATTAGCTGTTTGTAAATCACCTTGTAAATTTTTAATTCCTTCTTGAGCTTGCTGTAATTGTTGTTGTAATTTATTAACAATATCCATTCTTTGCAATACTCCTTCTTTATCAAATATATCAGTTTTCATTAATGCCTCAGTTCTATCAATAAGCCCTGCTTGATATGCTTCCATATATATAGACCATTCACCCCATCTATTTGAAGGCATCGTTGAATTACCTATTATGTTTATATCATATTGACCTATAGTTAAATCATTCATCATCTCGCCAATAGCCTGAGATTTGTCATTATAATGATTAACCATATATTCACTCATATCATTATTTGGCTGTACAACTCTAAAAACTTTTTTATATGTATAATGCTCTTTACATAGATTATAAACAACTTGCCCTAATCTTCTTAAAGAACCTTCAATATCTCTTAATTTTGATTTACTTCTTCTTTGACCAAAATCCTCAAGCATCATTGTTGCCGATGATGTTTTAGGGGCTACTTCAGTATTACCTTGCATCATTTCGAATATACCCATATTTAAATCAATATACTTTTCAATCAATTGTGGTAATTGCATTACTGAATTAGATAATGGCTGAGGAGATGGAAAATGAGGTTCTCCAAAAGATGGGTCATATTCAATTGTTGCATTTGGATTTGCCCAATCTCTTTCCAATTCCTCTATATCATCAACACTTCCTTGAGGAATAAGTAATTTTAATCCTGAAGATGCTTGTGCATGAGATGTAATTAAAGACATTGTTTTATTTAAAAATCTTTGAAAATCTTTATTTTTCCTAACATCACTCATTGGATATGGAGTATTTGTCCATATATTAGGAACAGGTATAATAGGATATTTATCTGTATTTAAAATTCTTTCATATAATATTGTTTGACCAAGAATACAAGTTAATTGAATCCTTGTTTGTGTAACCTCTACTATATCAATTACGCCAGCTTCAACAGCACCTTTAACCTTATCGTCAGATAAGAATTGTTCCATATTTTTAGAATCTAATATTCTTTCTTCTTGAGTTTCCATATTAAGTATTCTATAATATGGAACTTTCACTTTATGGAAATACTCTATTAATTGATATTTTTCAGAACCTTCTCCTTTATCAGCATCTTTTATATAATCAGGAGTAAAACTTCCTTTAATTCTATTATTAAGAGGAGAAGGGTATGTATCATCTTCATAATATCCTTCAATTAAATCAATCATTTGTTTTCCATCTTCTTGTTCTTCGCTTAATTGAGGATATAAATCTAACAATTGAAATTTAGTAAATATAGTTGACAGCATCATTCCTGCTGCATCATCAAAATATCTACTTCTAGCATTAGGGTCTACAATAACTCTAAACGGGTCTACATAGGTAAATTTAATTTCACCTCTACCATAGTCAGCTTCAATATCAGTATATGCATAAAAATATCCTAATCCTGTAACTGCATAATCATGCACAACCTGTTTGAAAATTTCATTACCATCAGATATATTCCATATATATTCAAGTATTGTTTTCCATACATTAGCTAAATCGCTATCTGAGTCTTCTCTCGGCATAGCCGAAAATTTTGGAGGTTTAGATGTTATAATAGCCTTAAACTGTTCAATAGCAGAATAAATCCTATCTAAAGGTATATTTGATTGATTTCTTGATTCCAATTCACTTTGTTCTGCTTCACTAAAATGATTACCTAAATAAAAATCAATATCTTCTCTTGCATGGTCAGCCCACTCTTTACGAGCATCATCCCATCTTTTCCAAAGTTCTTTTATCTCTGTTGCTCTTTTATCTTGTTCAATCATAACTATAAATATAAATAATTTTTAGGTATTAATCAATACCTTGCTCCTGTAACCCAATTGTACTTCTTTTTTGGTTTTTCCCACTCATTTCTACTATTCTTAAATTTCTTAGCAGTACCAGCTTTTTTATTTCCTTTTGCATATTGAGTTGATAACCAAAACGCATCTATAGTATCATCATGAGAACCTTTGGGAAAATCTAATAATTCACCAATAAACTCATGCATATCCTTTTTTAGATGCACAGCACCCGCTTTAAACATTGGTTGGAGTCCTTCAAATAATCTATCCTTCTTTTTTTGATTTCCGTAATTCTTTATTCCTTGTTCTATACCAGGAAGAAACTTTCCTTCCTTTTTACTTTTCTTATGTATATAATCCCTCAACATCTCCTGATATGATATTGTTTCAATATTTATTCTTTTAATTGGTCTATATCGTTCTGCAATCTTAAATATCTCTTCTGCACAGTCCATTGGTAATACTCTTTGTCTCCAATACTCAATAATATAATAATCATAGTCAGCGGTAACACCAATAACCATGATAACGCTATAATCGTTCCTAACAGAAAGAGTTGAAGCAGGGTCAACCCCCATGTAAATATTGACATATTCAGTCCTCCCATCATCTAATGTTATATACCATGAATTACATTCTTCATTAAATTTTAATTTTCCTTTATAAAAATTGTCTACTATATCATCTTCACTAAATATTTGGTCTTCAGGAGATTTTGCCTGATTCATGTATTCTTGATAGAATTTAGCAGGAGTTCCTGAATCTACATAGAATTGTTTTCTTTCTTCTAATTTTGGAAGAGGCCAACGTGAAGGCCATAATGGTTTTCCATTATCAAGTATGGCTTTATAAGTAGCAACATCCCATGAATAATCTTCTCCATTTTTCATAGCTGCACCATAATTTTTAACTATACCATTTAAAAATGAATCATAATGAACTATAGTACCATTACACCATAAAGTCCCACCTTTATCAAAATCAATCGCTGGATATACCGCAGCAGTTACCCAATTCTTAATTTGGAGTCTAGCTTCAGGAGTTTTAGTATTTAACTCAGATTCGAAGTCATCTAGTATAATTCCAGTGTATCTTGTAGATAATTGCTTTTTACCCCTTAATCTTTGAGAAGTTCCCTTAGCAATCATCCTACAATTATTTTTCAATACAATTTCGGTCTTTGTCCACTTATCACCCTGCAAATCACCGAAATAGTAATGTATTGCAGGATTCTCGTATATATGATTAGAAATCCAATTAAGGTTATCAGTAGCTTGGTCTTGTGCCTCGCCGACCCAAGCGATGAATTCTGGGCTTTCTTTCTTCGCAAATAAAAACCGATGCAGCACTGCAGCTGCAGCTAAGGTTGATTTTGCGTGGTCACGAGGCAATACAAGAGCCAATTGTTGTTTTGTTCTATCTAAAAGCTTTTCACCTACTATATTATGAAATTCGGGGGTTGCGGAGGCTAGGAAGTCTTGAGGAGAGAATAGTTTGCCAAATACAATAAGGTCTTTATAAGCCATCTCAAGAATCTTTTCATTCTTTGAAACATCGCCATTTAAGTTTAAATTAGCCATTTAGTTTTATTATTACCTAATCATACATTTCATCAAGGTCATCAAAGCTAGAGTATTTATCTTTATACATATGAAATGCATCTTTAATAGGAATATTATCCCAACTAGTCTCTTTAGGTATTATTGGAACTTGTCCTCCTTCTTGATATTGAGGCTTATAGTAAGACATATCACTTAAAAATTTGGTAAGCATATCTTCATATTCATCAGTACCAGGTTTTGTACCTGCTTGATGATGTTGAGCCCAATACTCAGCTAATTCTTCATCAGTGTCTATACCTTCAAATGAAGAAGGAAGATAACCTTCTCCTTCTTTTTGAGGCATTTGTAATAAATTACCTAAAAATATCATTTGTTGTTGCTCTGGGGATAAACTACTAATATCATACCCTCCTTCTGCAATACCTTTTAAAAATGTAGGCGTATACCCAATTTCAGATATTAAACGATTAATAGCAGTATTTGCACCTTGGTTTTCACCTTCCTCAAATTGAAATAATCCTCTACCTGGGCCTATACCTGATTCGGTTTTATCAGATTGTTGTATAGCATCAGATACTCCTTTACTTTCATGAAAAGCAATCTTATTCATATTTTCCATAATTTGGTCTTCAGTCATCTCCCATTTGTTTGCTGCGGTAAATAATAAAGAATCTAATAATGTATTTGTGTCATTATTGGTTTCATAAGTTGGGTCGAATGGTTGTGTTAGGTAGTTAAAAAGTTCCACGTTATTGAAACTTTATAAGGTTGGTACAATCCACAGCCACAGATAAATCATGAGATACAAGAAGATTACCATAGAAACGTGGTTTTTGGGGATATTGAGATTCATCTGCGACTGTGTATATAATTTCTAATATCATAAATATTTTTCTAATATGCCTTTAATATCGAATTGATTTTCTTCATCTTGCATTTTATCACCAAATAAACTTTGCAAATCTCCAAGAGGTTTTAAATCAGGGTTATCACCAAGAAAGTCTTGAAATATTGAACCATCCCCTTTGCCGAATCCGCCTCCAAATAAACCTCCAAAAAGAGAAGAGGCATCAAAACCAAGTTTATCCTCTGAAATATCGCCAATCTTATTCATTGCTAACTTTTTTAATAAATCTCCAAACATTTTCTTACCTTTCTAATTTCATTATTTTAATGCTCCTACTATATCAAGAATATTCATATCATCCCCATGCATAGCATCTACAGTTTTTGATAATGCATCAAGTTGTTTCTCCCCTTCTACATCATGTACTCTTTCTCCACCTTCATACCAACCCTGACTAGCAATATTTGCCTCACTCATTGGGTCATATACTCCAGATAAAACTCCCATTAATCCTTCTAACATATTAGGAATTGCAGCTGCTTCTAAAAAAAAATCGGAAAGAGGTGGATTCATATCTCTTCCAAATCTCATCGATGTATCATACGGGGTTATACCTATATGCGATTGAAGATTTCTTTCACCAGTTGGAGACTTGTTCCATTGTCCCCTTTCATTAAACCAACTTATTATTTCCTGTAATTCGGGTATAGACCTTAAGTCTTTTGATATATCTCTTTTAGAAGCATAATCGCTATACTGTTTATCTATTAAACGCTCATGGTCATTTAGTCCATAATCTTTATAGTACCCTTTTTCTAAACGCCTATGATGGTGTTTTAAAAATTCATCTAAATCATTTAAAATCGATAATCTATCTATATTTTCATGGGCATTAGCCATTATGTGTCTCCTGCATTGAAATTTTCCCCGTAAATATACATAATTTTATTTGAATTATCAAATTCTGACTTACAGTGTGGACATATCCATCCAATAACATCATGATTACCCGTTATATCAATAATTCCAATTCTTTGTGTATACTTTTCGTTATAATATAAGTCTCCATCACATACAGGACATAAATCTTCATCAATCCTCTTCTTTTTCACCATGTGCGACAAGTTTTGCTTTTTGCCCACTTTGTAAGGCCTCCATTTGTTCTTCAGTAAATCCTGTCCAAACAGTTAATTGTTCTTGTTTTTTCTCTGTATCAAACAATCCAGAGATTTTAGCTAAAGATTCAAGAGAACGTAGTCTATCAGAGTCTCTATCAGACAAACTTGCAATATCTTTATACATTCCAATAATCCAATCAGGCGTAACTCCCTCTTCTTGTAATATCTTTTTTATTTCTTCTTTTACCATTGACCTTATTTCCTCTTTTTTTAATAAAGAATTTGTCTTCTTTTTAATATAATCCTCATCTTTTGCCTTTGGGTAAGCTTTTTTATAAGCTTTTAGCGTATTCTCCCCCGCAGCTACATATCTAGCAAATAGGAACTCACGATTATTAAGCTTCCTTTCTTTTGCTCTTTCGTAGATTGCATCATAATTACCCGAAAATGCGTATATATTCTCAGCAATACCATTATCGCCCAACATTTCGTGTGTTTTCTGCTCAACAATGAAAGAACCACAAATAGTCCTAATTAGTGTTCTAGGCTTTTTATAGCCAGGATGAACTAAATGACTACGCTTAAGCACTTGACATATAAATAAGTCGTCAGTATAGACCCATTCCCCCTGTAGTCCATTCCTCCAATTACCAACAACCTCAATCCCAGGACAAAAAACATTGAATTCCTCCAAGGTTTCATACAAATAGTGCTTTATTCCTTTGATTTCCTTGATTTCCATGAATAAATATAGATAATTTTTCCCAAAAATAAAAATACTTGACTTTGTCGTTTATTTGATTATATTATAAATACTATATAGTATATACAATATAGTATAGTACTTTAAGTAAAAAGAAATTATATATAAAGAAAAAGGATTTTGTTACAAAACCCCAAAAATAGCCTTAGAATGAGTGTGGGTATTGTTATATCAACCACCCCCCCGTTGAAAGTCCTCTAGGGGTTAGAAATTAGGTTGAAAGTTAGTTATATAACGTTTTATATAAAGCATATCTAATTCTATTTGTATAAAAGTAAAGGACAAACAAAACGCCACACTAACAACGTATGGCGTTCTATTATAACAACTATAATCGCGGACTATCTACTCATCATTACAAGCACTAACAAATCTACTACGACTAAATAAACTATTATCACGTGCAAACATAATGCACAAATCATTTATTAAATCATCCTTGTGTATATGTTCATCGCCGTAAGTGTCTTGTGTTGTGTTCTCATTGATTATCTTTGCAATACTTACATAATGTTTTCTACTAAGCATTTTCACCCCTTTCATCACTTAAGTTAATATGATTAGTTATTATTTCTTTTATTTCATCTTTTGTATTAAAACTTCCATAATTACAACATTCTATTAATTCATCAACTAGCTTTTCTATATGTTCATTTAAGTCATATATACTTTTTTCATTCATTCTTATTGCTTTATATTTTACCATTAAATGAAGATACTTTTTAACATATTGTTTTTTTTCTTTTACTACTTCATCTAGTTTCGTTTGTAGTTCGGCACAATTACGCCCGACTTCATCGCATATATTACATTCGTTATCATTAAACGGCGTTTGTAATACTTCGGGCGTTTCAAGTGCTTCTATTCTTTTTTCAAGGTGTTTTATGTCCACTTTATATCCTACAAAATGATACCCAATCCATTCTAATATATTATTTATTATTCTTTTCATCTTATGCCCTTTCTATTTTAGGTGTTACGATTATTTTATATTGTTTTTCGGTTGTTAATACCTTGTAATCATGCGTATTCTTATTTATTCTATTGATATATTCATTTAATATAAATATATTAACTTGTTCATAAATACTCTTATTTATGACGATATTTTTATTTACTATTCTCATAACTTTACGTCCTTTCATTATTTATTTGATAACTAATATACTAATAATATTTTATAATGTTCCTTATTATTTATATTATTTTCTATTGTTATATATCTTTTTATTATTATATTTGAATACGCTACGGCGTGGCTTTTTGACAATTTAACTAAATAAAAGATAATGGAAGGATAATCCTATGTCTAAAGAAAAATCAGTAAATCCAAGTGCAACAATGACTAAAGAAGATTTAGCTAATTTAATGGGCTTAGATGTTCCAACAAAAACAAGTGCAACAAAGACTAAAAACCATTCATTGAAAAAAGTAATAAGTGAAAGGTTGAACGAGGTTATGCATGAAACACTTTGCACGGAATTTAGCGAGTATTACTACGAGATTGGCGATACAATAGTAATGCACACTAAAAAGAGTGGCGAGGTATATAGCTCAAACGTTAAAGGTTATCAACTAGTTTTACCGAGTAAAGAAAGCACGTTTAAAGCTAAAGACGGTACAACTACACAAGGTGGATTTAAAATAGGTAACTTTACTATCTATTGTTGTGGCTTTCAAACACAAGAAACACCTTATGTAGTAAAGAACGGACAAACTATCTTTTTTAAAAGCACGATAAAAAAGTAGTTTTATTTAGTAACAAGTAAAAACAATAAACCTCAAGCAATTAATTTTGTTTGGGGTTTTTTGTTATATGACAATTATTTAATACAAGTTTAATTATGTAGAAAAATGTGATAGTGAAAAAGGAAAGGAAAATATGCGAGTAAATATGGACAGCGAAGTAAAACAGAAATATCATGTGAAGCAAGTTGTTGATTATGATGGCGTTATTAATATTGTGTTAACACCAAAGAAAAGGAAATGCAAAGCCTGTGGAAAAGAATTTGAATCAAAAGGTGGCGAGTTCCTGATTTGGAAAACAAAGAATAGACACAATATTAACGGCTGGTTTTGTAAGAAGCATTATGTTCAAGCAAAGCAACTGATAAATTTAGTAAGATAATATTGTGTAGGTGATAAATGTTATTATCAGAGCTTGAAAGTATAGCCTCATTATAGCTACCTACACAAAACTTTAAAGAAAAGGAAAGGAAAGGAAAGGCAATGAAAAAAACAGCAAGTAAAAAGACAGAGATGGAAAGGATACGTGATTTGGTTGACTGTCATATTGAAAGAGAAATAACACAAGATGAACTAATAGAAAAACTGATGACTATTATTGGGAAACCAATCATTAAAGTATCAGAAGTTGAGTTTATTGTAAGTGAATGGAAAGGTAATGTGTATTTAGAAAGTAGGCAAAAACTATCAGATGGTTGTAAAGATAATTGGGTACAAGTGGAAGACTTAACTGATTTAACTGTATATGAATACAATGATTTGGTATCTCAATTATTTGTGCTATATCCTGATTATCCAATTGAACACCTTGAAGGGAGGTTTGTGTAATGAAAAAATGCAAAGTATATCTTGAAAACAAAGCTGGAATGACACATGGAATAGAAATATGGGATTATGTAGATAAATATCAAGCTGTTGGTAAGGCTGTATTAGGTTTTCCACATTTATTTTGTAGAGTTAAAGCAATTAAAGAAAATCACAATACAGAAAACTTAGAGTATTTACATGATTCAAATAAAAAGGAGGTATAATGAGTGAAATGAATATAATAAACAGAAGGCTAGAAATATCTGACGAGCTGATTGAAGATATATTATGCACTGCATTTGAGGGAGGCATAACATATTGGGCAGATAATGTTAGTTGTCATAATAATAAAGATATGAAAAAGGTAGGAGGCTGGAAGCATGAGTATTTAACAGGCTCAAAGCTGAAAGAAGCAAAGCTCATTATACATACAATAAGTGGTGGCGAGGTTGTAATGACAAAGAAATCAATCATTGATGCATTACAGAAAATGGATAACCCTGAATATAAATACACAAAAGCACTTAGCAGAATATTAAATGAACAATATGATGCTGATGATGCAGATATAGTAGTACAGACTGCTTGCTTTGGGGAGGTGGTGTATGGATAACAACTATTTATATCACTGTAGAGGTTGCAGTAAGCCTGATAAAGAGTTTCCAAATAAAGAAATTGAGTGTGATGATTGTGAAGGTATAGGATATGCTAATATTGATTACGAGGAAGATATTAATGATGAAGGCTGTTGGAAATGTAATGGATATGGAAAATATATGCCAAGAACATCAGTAGAATATCATATGTGGGCAAGAGCTGATGCTTATGGTATATACACAGGTTTATACTGTGATAAATGTTATGATGACCCAAGTAAGTATACTTACAGAAAAGATGAATACTATGACCCAGCGTATGCTGGAGAAAGGATGGAGCCAGATGAGTAAAGAAAAAGATTACAGTATCAAATCGTTAATCAGAGATGCCTGTGATTCATTTGATAATGATTTTGATTGGGGAGAAGATGGTGATAATTATGACAAAGATGACATAGTGCACGAAGTAGCAGATAACGCTGTTCCAATATATTATTGGGATATTGCACAATATGCAGCGTGGAATACTTGGCTTATGATAGAAATACCTGAATGTGGTAGCGACAGTGAACCATATAAACAAATACAAATGAATATATATGAAGCAATCTGTGAGGGATTGTATGAACACATAAACGAAAAGGAGACAGAAGATGATAATAAGTAAATACATAAAAACAGGAGAAACAAAGAAATACTCCTTGTTTATATCACCAGCTCATCAGAGAGATATAGACAATAATAGCATAAAAGCTATAATGGAGAGCATGAAAGAACATGGAATAATATCAGCTGTATCTGTAAGAAAATCATCAAACCATAAAGGTAAGTATGAAACATTTGATGGACAGCATACAATTATTGCATGTAAGAGGTTAAATCTACCAATTATTTACAATGAGTTTGAAAACGTAAGCAACAGAGCAATGATTTCATTGAATGGTAAATCAAGAAAATGGAAATTAAAAGACTATCTTAAATTTGGAGTAACAGATAATATTAATGACTATGTATTCTTAAACAAAATATACAGTGAAGAAAAACTACCACTAACTGCTCTTATAATGATGTATGGTGGAGGTTATGCAAACGCATCATTTAAAGAATTAAAATGGAGAGCATTAACTGTTGTTAGAGGTCATAATATACTTAGATATATAAAAGACATTGAAACATCATTCAATATCAAACATGTTAGATTTGCAAGATTCATATGGGGATTTGGCAAAGTGTTTGATTCAGGTAAATATGACCACGATAGAATGATATATCAACTCAACAAATGTTCAAACATGCTAACAAAACAAGCAAACCCAGAGGGATATACAGCTAATATTGAAATGGTATACAACTATGGAGTGAAACAAGAAAACAGAGTACAATTCACACAAAAATAAGGAGAAATAAGATGGGAATGGATGTATATGGTATAAAACCAAAACAGAACAAAGAGATTGATAAGTTTCCTACATTATATAAATACGACTCAATGGAGTTTCGTGAAAAATGGAAACTGTTAGATAAAGACACAAAGCTAAGAGAAACATATTGGCTTGAGAAAGATGATTATGAACAACAAAATCCAGGTTGTTATTTTAGGAACAACTGTTGGTGGTGGCGACCATTATGGAACTACTGTTATGCTGTTGCACCTAATTTAATTGATGAAGAAACCTTTGAACATGGGCATGGTAATAGTGGGGCAGGGCTTGATGATAAAGGAGCAAAACTGTTAGGTGAGAAATTATTAAAACAGATAAAGATTGGGGCAACTTTTCAATACCAAGTGGACTATGAACAGTATTTAATGGACTTACCTGACGATGATTGCATGAGGTGTAATAATAATAATCATGGAAACAACAAGAAGAAAGATTGCATAAACTGTAAAAAAACAGGTAAATCAACAAACTTTAATAAACACTATCCATTTGATATAGATAATGTTAAGGAGTTTGCAGAGTTTTGCATACAAAGTGGTGGATTTGAAATAAACTAAAGGAGATTAAATGAATAGTGAAGACAGATGGGATATAATACAGCACTTTTGTGATTGGTTTACATCAGATGCTAAGGAAAGAGAAGATTTACATCAATCTTTACAGCTGTATATACAACAAGAAATATGGAAGGAGAACGAATGATGACAAAGAAACTTAAGCGGGATTTAAAGAAAGTAAAAGGCGACAGCTTAATTGTTTGTAATACCTGTGGTGGTGATGATATTGAAGAAAAAATATGGGTAAGTGCAAACGAATATGTTACCTGTGCTGATGGGGTGTATTATAAATATGCAAATGAAGCAGGCGATTTGTTTTGGTGTATTGCATGTAGTGATGCCTGTACACCTATGCCTATAAACGATTGGAAGGAGAAAAATGGATAATTTAGTAGCAGTATATTATAATTTTGAATGTAGAAATTATGAGCCTAGAGAGTTGGAGTGCGTTACAGACAACTTTGAAAAATGGCTTGAAGAACATAATAAAGATAGAATAGCAGATGGAGAAATGGAAGAAAATGCTGATGAATTTGATGTTGAGCCAATATCTATTATAATCTATAATAAGGAGAAAGAAAATGAAATATAAATTCAAAAGTAAGTATTATAAAGATATGATTATCGCAAGTTATTTTACTGAAAACACAGAAAAGAAATCTTGCACATCAAAAGAATTATGTGATTGGATTGATAAAATTAAGGAGAAAAATGAAAGTAAAATTTAAAGGAGGCTTAACAGAAGATACTTACGACATATTACAAAGTGTATTAACCATCAATGGATTTACAATAAGTGATGAGCTTAATGTTAATTATGATGAGATTAATGGTAAAAAGAGAATAATAATAACG